TTTTCCGAATGCAAAAAGAATTAACCCCGAAGTAAGATATGAAAATTATTTAAAATATGATTATCCTGTTTGGTTTGACAGCATGTGTGCTTACGGAAATTCAGTATTTTCAAAAATGTCTAAAGATTTTTTAAAAGAGGTTTTTGAACTATCTGATTTTGTTAAAAACACAGAAGCATATAAGTATTGGGAACCAAGAAAAGGTACATACGATATTGCTCACTTAAGAAGAGACGACATCTCTAGTCCAGAGTATAATAGAAATATTACTCAAAATTATTCTGTTATATCTAAAAAAGCATACTCTAAAGCATTTGAAAAGTTTGGATTTGATGAGTCTAAAATTTTATGGGTTTCTGATGATTATAGCAAAAAATGGCATACGGATCGACCAGATCCTAAAAGGTTTCATTGGTATTATCCATCAGGGGCAGAGTTTAAAGAACCAGAAGGTTTTGATTGGCTTGAAGATTTTTTAAAACTTTATTTTGCTAGAAATATTTTTAGAGCCAATAGTAGTTTTAGTTGGTGGGCTTCATTTTTGTCACCAACTGCAACAATTTATAGTCCTGTAATAGATAAAAAAATTTCTTATGGGGTTGATGCATTTGAAGAAGTTGAATTTAATTTTGTTAAAGGAAATCATCCACATTGGCATTGGAACGAGCACGAAGAGAAAAATATAATTATTAATGAGTGGTCAAAATAAAACTGGGCCAAGCATATAGCCTGACCCAGTATTTTATTGTTAGTATTACTTAGGAAATTTAGCCATCCAAGTTTTAGTCCTTGGAGTAATGCCCTTCCATGAAGACCAATCTTCTCCCCCATTTGTCATATAGTATGCAATCTCTGCATTCTTGACGGGATTGAAAAGATCAGCGTTAGAGTCAAGATCAAATTTTGTTCTACGATCAGGACCAAGGGAATCAATCATATTAATTTGGAACATTCCATAAGACGAGTCACCAGTCTTGTGATTACCATTAAAAGCCAATGGTCGCCCATTAGATTCTTTTTTAGCAACTGCCCAAGCAACTACAAGGTCTTTACCCTTGAAGCCCACTAAGGACAGAAGTTCCTTTAGTTCTAAATCAGTCAGAGAAACCTTGTTCTCAAAACTCTCTAGTTTTTTTGTCTTAGAAACCAAAAAAACCTCTTTCGAGGCGATTTCTACTGTTTGAGCCTGTTTCAGGCTAAGGTTATTTTTCGTACTTATTTCTGGAGTAGCATTAGCAGCATTAGAAAATACACTGATAAGTGCCACGATACTGAGTGTGCTAATGATTTCTTTGTTTCTTTCGATAAATTTAATCATAGTTTCCTCCTTAGAAAACAATAACACCCTGATAGGTGTCTACTGACAAGTATAACATGATTTTTGGCTAAAAGTCAAATTTGGGTGTATAATTATTTTATTATGACTACATATGACTTTTCTGCCACGGGAGTTAAGTATCCCCTTGAAAATTCACCTGTAAATGTACACGGAGATTTTAAAAAATTAGCAGAGTCATTAGATGCAATTCTCCCAGCATACGGAGTATCATATTTTCAAATTAATGTAAAAAATAATAGCGGGGCAACAATAAATGCTGGAGTACCAGTATATGCAACAGGCTACGAAACAAAAACAACAATTGCAAAAGCCCTTCCTTCTACATCATCTCCAATATTGGGACTATTAAAAAACAACACTGCAAATGGATCTGATGGAGTAGTTGTTGTTGCTGGAGTTATGGAAGGTTTAAATACTTCAAGTTTTGTTGCAGGTCAGGTTTTATATGTTGGAGAATCTGGAGGCCTAACTAATGTTAGACCAACTACAGGATCAGCAGCAGTTGGAATTTGTGCATATGCAAATAATACAAATGGAATCGTAATAGTAGAAGCAAAAGGAAACGGTACCTGGGGCGCACTCAGAGACGGTTTGTCGTGATATAATAAAGAAATGGCAACTTTAAGAGGATCTCAAACATCATACGATATAGGAAATAAACCACCAACAGTTATTTGGACTGTAGTTCGTGGAGATACTTCTGGATTTAAGGTTTATGTTACAGATGATGCCAAGCAGCCTTTGATTCTAAAAGGTGCGGGATCTGAATGGAACATTGCCATGAAGATTAAAAGACCTACCTTAACTCCTGGAATTATTACAGACAACGCAACAACAATCATGGCACTTTACCCAGTTGCAGATGAGGATGACCTGGTTGGAGAATTTACAGTTTGGCTTACAGCAGAAGAATCTAATGTTTTACAGACAGGAGACATCTTTGACATTCAAGTGTCAGATCCAACAAGAGTCTGGACAGTTGCTCAGGGTAGCATGAAGATTCTTGAAGATGTAACAGATTAATGGCAACAGCAATACTCCTTGATAGTCTAAAAAGTAAAACAGAACGAATTTTTCCAATAGATTATCCAGAAGTTCAAATAGAAGACTTTACAAGAAAAACAGTTATAACAGAGGTTTTGCCGTTTAGAGTTAAGTTTTCAGCCATTCAAATACAGGCTCTTGGTTTGGGAAATACACCAGCAATTCCACTTCAAGTAATTGGCTATAGTAACTATATTCTCTAATAAGATTATTAAAAGGGGTGTTATAATTACAGCATGGCTAAAATATCAATTGCAAACGTTAAGGCCCTGTTCCAAACAGGAGATAGACCTACTCAAGCAGATTATGTTGATTTAATTGATACCGCAACTGCTCAAGCAACAGATCTTGGTTCAGCAGGTAACAATGAAGGCACAATCACAGGTCTTGAGACCGCAACTGTCATTGATGATTTTAATGCCACAGAATGGCGTATGGTGAAGTATATTATTTCAATAGCAAAAACTTCAGCAGGGGACAATAAGTTCTACGCAACTGAATTAACAATTCTCGTTGACGGTACAGATGTATCTGTTAGCGAATATGGAACAATCGACACGAATGGGAATATTGGCACCGTTAATGTCTCTCGCACTGGAAATACCGTGGCTTTAACAGTCACTCCAGATCCTGCGATCAAGCCAGTCACTGTACGTTTTGCACGTATGGGACTTAAGGCATAACTAAGGAGATATAAAAATGGCAACAGTAAATAAAGATTTTAAAATAAAGCAAGGTCTGATTGTTGAAGGCGCAACCGCTACAGTTAACGGTCAAGATATTCTTACAAAGAAGCAGGCAGATCAAGATTATATTATCGGTCTTGCTGGTGGCGGAGGAACATCTGCTAACACTCCAAACACAGTTGTAAAACGTGATGCATCAGGTAACTTTGCTGCAGGAACAATCACATCAGCGATAACAGGTAACGTAACAGGTAATGTAACTGGTAACGTAACTGGAAACGTAACTGGAAATGCAGATACAGCAACAACACTTGCCACAGCAAGAACCATTGCTGGTCAATCATTTAATGGTAGTGCTAATATTACTATTGCTCCAACAGACCTAACAGGAGTAACTGCTACAGCAGCAGAAATTAATCTTCTTGATGGTGTAACAGCAACCACAGCAGAACTTAATATTGTTGATGGAATTACAGCAACTACAGCAGAACTTAACTTTGTTGATGGTGTTACTTCAGCAATTCAAACACAGATTGACGCTAAAGCACCAACCGCTTCACCAACTTTCACAGGCACAGTTTCTGGTGTTACAGCAACACATGTAGGTCTTGGAAACGTAGATAATACTTCCGATGCTAATAAGCCAGTTTCAACCGCTACTCAAACAGCGCTTGATCTTAAGGCACCTCTTGCATCACCAGCACTTACAGGTACCCCTACTGCTCCTACAGCAACTGCAGGAACAAATAGCACTCAGGTTGCTACAACCGCATACGCAGATGCTGCAGTTGCAGCGCTTGTAGACGGCGCTCCAGCACTTCTTAATACACTTAACGAATTAGCAGAAGCAATAGCAGATGATGCAGGTTTCTCAGGAACAATTGCAACATCTCTTGGACTAAAGGCTCCTCTTGCTTCCCCAACATTTACAGGCACAGTAACACTTCCTTCAGGCACCGTTACTTCTGGAATGATTCTAGATGGAACAATTGCAACAGCAGATATTGCTGACTCAGCAATTACATCAGCCAA